CACTTGAAGCAAAAACTCCAAGAACTCTGTGGATATCTGGGAAATTCAAACAAATTTCTTCATCTTCAACTCTGGTTCCATATGCATACTGATTCCCACCATTGGTATTTGGCCCACTTAAACCATTATTAAAGGTTGTTGCTCCTATACCAGCACCTGCATTCTTTGATTTATTAATGATAATATTTCTGCATCTAGAAATTGACTTATCTTTAGATAGAAGTTTAGATCTCTTGGCAGTAAATGTAAGAGTCGCATTTCCAGTTTTAGAAAGACTAGTAAATGTTACTTCTTTTAAATTAGTAGAGAATGTAACTTGACTGGATCGTATAAGTTCTTTAACCCCATCTTGCCAAGTCAGTACATAAGTATCAGCAGTAAATGGTTCAAATGTTAAATCATTATCACCAAGATCACTCAATAGGAAAGTAAATGTGCTTCCAGTGATGTTTTTGGAAATTTGCTTTCTGACAATATATGTACTATCAAGCAAATTAATAGATGATACATATGAATTTTGAAGTTTGATTCTATATCCTGGATCCGCTGCATTTTTTAGTGTTCCAGTAATTACATCAAAATCATTTGTTGTAATTGTTCCACTTGGTAATGTACCATCACAAACACCAGCAACAGAAGTTACTGCTACAAGAGTTAATGTGCCACTATTGACACCAGCAGAAACTCTGTTGAAAGTTGGAAGTGTTCCACCTGGTTTTGAGTATCTAACAATATCACCAACTTTAACTAGAGATTTAAAATTAGCAATACTTGGAGATGTTACTGCTCCACCACTAGTGATTGTAAAATTACTCCTTTCACTAAATGATTGCGTATCTCTATCTAAAACTAGATCAGCAGCAAATGTATTACTACCAGTAACTTTGTGTACTGACTTTACATCTGCAAAAGTGAAATCATCAATATTAGTTACATTTCTACCTACATCAAGTCCATTGATTTCTAATGGCTCATTTAACTGAAATTCGCCTCTGACGCACGATAGAGTTAAATTAGTACTATTCGACACAGCAGCAGTTAAGTACCCACTAGAACCGCTATACTTGCCCTTTACGTATGAACTAGCAGTTGTAGTTAATGCTGTACCAACAGTAATCTTTGTAAAAAGACTTACATCATAAAATCTAGCTTCATATTGAGTTGTTGCTGCTCCGGCAACCGATTTTTCTTGATAATCATAAACTCTTGCTTTACCAATAGCAACTGCATTTCCATCTTTTGCATTATTACCTACAAGTCTTCTATCAAAGAGATCTACTGCATCAGCACTAAATCCAATAGATGGTGATCCAAAAGCATTTTCGACTCTTGCAACGTTACCAATTCCAACGGGAATGCTAACGTTTTCTTTTTTGCGAGTAGTCCTTGGTTTAACAATATCAAGTGCAGTAGTAGATTGTTTATCTACTTCATTTCCTCTTACATACGCCTTTCCTGGAGATACTTGAATAGTATAAAAGTCATCAACTGGAGTATTTCCATTTTTAGTTATTTGATTTTCAAAATATAAACCCCTATTTGAAATCCTATCATTTAAAGTTTCTTTAAGTTCCACTTTAAATGGTTTTACATAATAATCTCCAGATTCATCATATGTTCTTCTTGCCAACTCATCTTTGAATATGTTAAAGTCGGTCTTATTTACAAATTCTTCTCTCTGCCCATTTTCAACCCTCATCAACTCGACAAATGTCAAGTCATCAGTATCTGTTAGTGATTTTTTAACTAAAGTGGTTGAAATTTTAAATCTATCTGCTCCAGGTGCAGATTCATTTGAATATCCTTTTGCGTTATCATAAAGATCTCTGTTTACAGAAGATGCATTTACAATTTCTTCATTTACAGACAGACCAATTCTATAACTTGGTTCACTTGAATACTGATCAAGAATAATTGTAGATGATGGAACTTTTACAAAATATCCTCTGACAAAGAATACACCTTCACTTACTGAAGCAGAAGATCCAGTTTTGGTTGCTTCAGATACGATACAACGAGCAAACAAACTGTTTGCAGTAATTCTAGTATTTGAATATTCAATATCCGATAATGTAATTAAATTTTCACCATCAACAAAAGATTTACCTATACCATCAGATGCTGACTTTTTATATTTAATGTATAAAGTATCATATCCTTCCTCGGATTCAATATCAGTTAATCTATTAACTACAGTGGCAGTAACCCCAGAGGTTTCTCCCTGTATGGTGATTTCATTATCCGCCAAATATTTTGTATATGACTTAACTGGAATATTCAGAAAAGTTGGATCAATACGAACAGAAAAATATGAAGTATCTAAAAAAGTTCCACCAGGAATTACCATGGACCCTTCTTTGAAGAAGTATTGTCCAAATCTCTCAATTTGATTTTGTAATATAGATTGAAGAGTAGTTAATTCTCTGGATTGAATTGGAAATCCAGGTTTGAATAAAACCTTATTATAGTTTTTATTCTCATTGAAATCATCATAATATGGAGAGACATTTAAATTAGTATTCTGGGTCATTTTTTTAGAATTCTACTACAACTTTGACTTCTTCTTTTTGTGATGCTGACCTGGTAATCGGTGCTCGATTATCAATGTAGATTATTTCACCTGAGTATCTTTTTACTTCTGGATTTGATTTACCATCAATAAATGTTTGACCCAGTTCAACTATTTTTCCACCAACAGTTATGGTGTTTTGGTTATCGAAACTAGTATCTACTTCTAATGCTTGACCGGCAAAACTCCCGTCATTGCATTGAATGGTAGTTTGTATACCAACAAAATCAAATAATTTATTATCGACTGTATTTTTGAATCCATCAGTTGTTAATCCCACCGGTTGGTAATATTTTAAAATTCCAGTGGTGGCATTCCAAGATGCAACATAACCAATAGCAGTGGATCCTACACCTACTTCCTGTGTAATTAGAGCATTGAGCGGATATGTTGTATCTGAGGTATTTCCAGATCCAACAGGTTTCAGTTTTAATGCTCCCAGACTAGTCGCAGTTGAAGTATTTAGTACTTCACCAGTAGTGCTCCCAAACACAACTGGATTTTTAATAATTCCTACTCTAGAAAATGTGTTTCCTGTAATATAATCAGATTCTGCATCATACTTGGAATAAAGCATGACTCTATGTGATCCCAATTCACGGTAAATGTCATGTCCATGTCCACCAGATGGAGGAATAATTACCTCAAACTCTGCACCCACACCAGATGTTACTTGTACACTCCCAGATGTAGTTGTTCCAAATTTCAATAATGCTCTAGTGTATCCGGAACCTCCATTAGTTACTTCTACTCCAGTGACTGCTCCACCATTAATTGTTACAGAAGCAAGTCCACCAGTGCCGTCTCCAAGAATCGGAACATTGGCAATGGTAGCACTGTCAGAACCACCAGCAACTATAAATCCAGTTCCTCTATTTTTGATGATAATTGTATCAATTTTTCCGTCAACTGCAGCATTTTTTATTGATTCTGTTGTTGCATCTCCCCAATCTGAAGGGACTGGTATAAATTTGTCAGTTGTAAATTTTACAATTTGTGTTGGATTGATTGTATAAAGATATTTCCAACGATATCC